GGATATATATTTTCCTATGATAAAAAGTTGGGATAAAAAAATTGATAATCTAGGTGATTTTTCAATTAATTTTCCACCAAATGTTTTTATACATGAAGATCCATCCTTTGAAGATTCTTTAGATTATCTTACTAAAAGTGTCTATGGAGTATTTACATGTAATGGCCCAAGTCATATCGCCTATCAATTAGGTTTGCCAAGACTAGTACTTGATCCTCAATATGGCAGAATTCCATGGATGATACGCTGGAAAGAAGATTTTGAAGAGTGTTTACCAATATATCTTGATAAAGAAAGCATAGCGAAGGTTGTATATAATAATATTACTATCCCACAAACAACAATGATTGATAGAAAAATTCTTTTAGATTTAATAAATAAAGGATATAATAATTGGAAAGACATCTTTTACTTTAAATTTTAATGAAAAAAATATTAATTATTGGTGGTTGTGGCTATATAGGAAGTAGTCTTTTTACATATTTAAATGGTAAATACAATGTTGAATCTGTTGATTTAGAGATATTTGGTAACCCTAACATTAAAAACTTTAGAATAAATTTTAAAGATTTGAGCAAAGAATATCTATCACAGTTTACAGATATAGTATTACTTGCTGGACATTCAAGCGTAAAAATGTGTGAAGATAATATGTTAGGAGCATTTAAAAATAATGTTGAATATTTTATAGAGCTTCTTTTAAAGATTAATCCTAATCAAAAGTTTATTTATGCTAGTAGCTCAAGCGTATATGGAAACGTTAATAGAAATGTAGTAACTGAAGAATGTCAAGAATATGTCGCTGGAAGTTTTTACGATCTTTCAAAAGCCGAAATAGACTATTATGCAAAAATATTTGATAATGTTGAATATTATGGATTGAGATTTGGTACAGTAAATGGATTTTCTCGAAATATTAGGAACGACATAATGATAAATTCGATGGTAAATAGTGCAATAACAAAAGGAGAGATCAGAGTGTTCAATCCCATGATTAAAAGACCAATTTTATACATTGGCGATTTATGCAGAGCTATTGAAAAAATAATTCTTAATGAAAGAGATTTAAGGGGAGTTTATAATTTAGCCTCTTTTAATTCTACAGTAGATATAATTGGCAGAAAAGTAGCCGAAGTTTTTGAAGATGTAAAATTATCCATTATAGATGGTGAGCCAACAAAAGAAGAAAATATTAATAAGAAACTTCATTCTAAAGTATATGACTTCGCAATATCATCTGATAAATTTATAACAAATTTTGATTTCGAGTTTGAGGGTACGATTACAAAAATTGCTAAAGAACTTAAAGATAGGGCGCACGAAGCAGTTATTATCAATAATAGGAATGTAAAGGATGTAATTGTATGAAAATTGGAATATCATCTATAGGATATGATTCAAAGGAGCTAGTAGAAAAGTGTTTCTTATCTTGGAATGAATTAAAGAAAGATAAAACTATAATACCAGAAATTGAAGATATTAAAATATGCTTTGGACACGGATGTTTTGAAGAAACTTATAATTTAGGATTTCCAATTTATTCCACAGATGGAACATTGGAGTTGATTAAAGAGCAAAAAGAATCAGGCATAATAGATGATTTGATCATATATGATACACCACAGAAAGAATATCAGATGTGGACAAATAATTTCTTAGAATTAAAAAAATATGACATTGATCTTTTAATAATGGTAAATGTTGATGAAATTTGGGATTTAAATGAAATAAAGAAAATGATTAGGTATATTAAAAATAATGATTTAGTATATTATTTTAAAGTTAATTTTAAAAATTATTGTATAGATTATAATACGTGGGTAGACGATTTTATTGTTCCAAGAATATGGTTTACTAAGAAAAATCCAAGACTAAAAAGTTTTTATAAAGATGACCTTGTAGATTTTGATGATAATTCTAAGGATGTTGATCGATCACATTTAACTATACCAAAAAATTTAATATTTCCAAAACATTATAGCTGGGTTGGATCAAAAGAATATTTGAAAAGAAAACTAAATTTTCAAAGTTTAAGATACGGAGTTTGTTCCTACGCTTGGGATGAAGATAATGATAAATTAAAATTAAATGAAGAGTTTTATTCTAAATTTAATTTACCAAAGCCAGTACTCAATAAAGATGAAAAATAGATCATTAAATAAAGGAGCAACATACAATGTCTGATATTGATCTTTGCGTCTTTATTAGCTCTAAAAATAGATATGGAAGATATGATGACTATAAAATAACAATACGTCATTTATTTAATAATAATGAAGACAAGATCTTTAAGAATAAATTTCTCAGTTTAAAGATTTTTGAAAATGATTTAGAGAATGCAAATAACATTATTAATTTTTTTTCAGGATATGGGTTTCAAATATTTATCATAAAAGATAACCATAACATACAAGATGATGATAGATATATTAATAGACAAAAATTTATAGGCGGAATTGCACATGATATCTGTTCTTTTTTTATAGAAAATTCTTCAAAATTATCTAAATACGTTTTTGTTCTAGAAGACGACTCGCCAATAATTATCAAACAACATTCTTTAGATTTTTATATAGAAAAAAGTATTTCTGAATTAGAAAATGATCCAAATCTAGAAGGAATACATTTTTTAAGACTTAGCCACAATGAAATACCAACAGATCCTGTGGAGTGGTTTATTCGTCACGAAATCGAAGTGCCAGATCTTTCTCAAGAGATATATAAAGGTAGATATTGGTATAATTTTCAACCAAGAGTAAATAAGACAGAAGATCTTATAAATATTTGCAGAATTATTAAAAGCAAATGGGAAGAATATTTTAAGTTTCTGCATCCAGAGGATGCTTTTGATAAAGCTTACAAAATATATAATAAAAATATAAAAATTTATGCATTTTCGCCTTCATATGCATATTCCATACACCTTGGAGCAGAACCATACGCTCATCAAGCCGTAATAAATTCTGAATTAGATATATATAATTTATATAAAAATATTAGATAAGATATTTTAATTGAAAATAGAAATTTTAAATTATATAATAATTAATAATATCATTAAATATGTACAAAAATATTAATAATTGCCGTCTTTGCAAGGAAGAGCATGTTCAAACTGTTATCGATTTTGGATTAAGTCCTTTAGCTAATTCTTATCCAAAAACTCAAGATGAAAATGAAAATTTATATCCATTGACTGTTATAAAATGTTCTAACTGTGGCCATGTACAATTAAAAGAAACAATTGATCCAAAGATATTATTCTCTAATTATTTATACTCAAGCTCAGATTCACCATCTCTCATAAAACATTTTAGTGAATATGCCGAAGATATCAAAAGTCGTTTTTATAAAAATGATGCTAATATATTAGAAATAGGTTCAAATGACGGAATCCTCTTGAAGGAGTTTGATAATATTAAATTTGGCAAGCTAATAGGAATTGATCCAGCAGAAAACATATCTGAAAGAGCGAAATCAATTCAAAATGCTAATATTATAACAGATTTTTTCAATATTGAAAGCGCAACTAAAATTAAAAATAAATTCGGAGCAATAGATATTATCTGTGCGAATAATGTATTTGCACATGTTGACCAGTTAGATTCTATGATGGATGGGATAGTCCATTGTTTAGCAGATGATGGGGTATTTATTTTTGAAAATGCATATCTTTATGATACAATAAAGGGTTTATATTTTGATCAAGTTTATCATGAGCATTTGCAATATTATGGCATTATACCATTAATTAAGTATTTAGCTTCTTATAAAATGGAAATTTTTGATATAAAAAGAGTAAATACTCAAGGCGGATCATTTAGAATATATGCAAAAAAGATTCAGAATCAAATATATAAGACATCAGAGAATGTTCTAAAATTTGTTCAAAATGAAAAAGATTTTAATCTATATTCAAATAAAACTTATGAAGATTTTTTACATAAATTAAATGTTTTAAAGAATGATTTACAAAGTTTTATAAAAGATATCAAATCTAAAGGCGGCAGGATTTCTTGCTATGGATGTCCAGCTAAATTTGCCTTATTTAGCAAATTCTTTGAACTAGACGCTACAATTATAGACTATGTTGTTGATGATTCTCCCTTAAAACAAGGTAAATTTTCTCCAAGTAAGAAGATACCTATAGTTAATAGAGATTATTTTTATGAAAATCCTACAGATTATTGTATTATTTCTGTATGGAATATGGCAGAAGCAATTATAAACAATAATAAACAATATAAAGGAAAATTTATTATTCCTATGCCACAATTAAAAATTATATGAATATTGCATTCTATTTTTTAACATACAATAGACCTAAAATCTTAGGAGAATCAATATATTCGGCTATAAATAATACAAGTATTAAGCCAAATGAAGCTTGGATTATAGACGATGGATCTTTGCCTAATATGCAGCAAGCCTTATTAGATTTTTCATTAAAATATTCTGATAAATTTCCTATTAATTTACTTCTGCATGGTAAAAACTATGGAATAGGATATTCTTTTGAAAGAGTATACAATTTAATGCATCAAAATGATGATTTGGATATAGCTTGTATACTAGAATCTGATTATGTGTGGAGAAAAGATTGGCTAAGAGACTGTGTAGATGTTTTCGAGGCTTCTGAAAATACTATAGCAATAGCTGGCACAGATCACCCAGATATGTATGATAGGAAAAAGACACATGAAACATTTCCAGATATAATGAAGGAATGTTTTAGTGAGGATTTGAAAAGTAGAAATAATCTCTATATTCCTTTTGATTTAAATACTAAATCTGGATTAATTAAAGTCCAAGGAGTAAGCAATTCTTGCGGTTGCACGATTCTTCATTGGAAAAGGCTCAAACAAGTTATTAAAAATCTTGAACAATCCAAAAAAATACAATATAATGACTTTTGGAGGAGAATGGATAGAGCTTTTAATAAAAATGTCTCACATGATACCAGAAAAAATGCATCTGACGGATGGATGAGTAGTACGGTATCAAAATACGGAGAAATGAATTTAGAATTAAATAATATAGATTTATCAAAGAATTTTCCATTTTTAAGTATATGTGATTATAGTATATCAGAACATATATGTGGAGGAGGAGTCAATGGAATGATTGTGCCAGAAGGACAAACATTTGTATGCTCTCCAACATGGAATAATAAATATCTTAAGGAGAACCCAAGAAATGCAAACCAAAATTAATCTAGGACCATCATATAAAGACGCAAGAGGATCAATAGATATGATTTTAGAAAATCAGACTATTAATAGCGTTTCAATTATATCTAGCGAACCAAATAGTACGAGAGCCAAACATTGGCATAAAGCAGATTCACATTATTGTCTTGTTACAAAAGGCGAAATTCACTATTTTGAACAACCAATAGATAATCCAGATAAAATAACAATGGAAATTATTAAAGAGGGGGAGTTATTTTATACTCCACCAAATGTTGTGCATGAAATGTATTTCCCAGTAGAAACAGTATTTCATTGTTATAGTACATTAAGTAGAACAAGTGCCAACTATGAAAATGATACTACTAGAGTTGACTATAGTCTAAAGGATTTATATAATAAATGATTCCAGAACAAGATCTTCTAGATATTGCAAATGGTCTTAAAAACGATATTTTTCGTTTTGAAGGAAAAACTATATTAATAACTGGAGGATCTGGTTTTTTAGGTAGAAATTTTTTAGCTTTCTTTCAATTTATAAATAAAAATATTTTAAAGAAACCAGCTAAGATAATATCTGTTGATAATTATATTGTTGGAAGCGATATAGATGAAAAAATATACGATGATCCTAATATAGAAATCATTCGACATGATATCACTCAGCCTTTAAAAACCAAATTAAAAAATTCCGTAAAAATAGATTATATAATTGCTGCAGCAGGAATTGCAGCACCAGCCGTATATAAAAAATACCCATTAGAAACTTTAGATGTAAGCTACTCTGGAATTTTAAATGTATTAGAACTTGCATACCAACATTCAGTAGAGTCTATTATAACTTTTTCATCTTCAGAGGTCTACGGAACGCCTCCAGATGATCAAATACCAACACCAGAGACTTTTATTGGTTCATGTCCATCAATGGACACTAGAAGCTGTTATGATATAGGAAAAATGGTTGTAGAAACTTTAAGTTATATATTTTATACTCATCATGATGTTAATGTCAAAGTAATTAGACCATTTAATGTATATTCATATGCTCATCAGTCTGATACAAGAGTTTTACCAAATTTTATTAAAGGAGTTTTAAATAATCAACCATTAAAAGTTTATGGAAACAATAACAACACTAGAACTTTTTGTTTTATAACAGACGCAATAATTGGATTTTTAAAAGTTTTAATAAAAGGCAGAGCTGGTGAAATATATAATATTGGATGTGATACTCCAGAAATTACAATACCAGATTTAGCAAGACTTGTTAAAAAAATAACGAATTATTCTGGTGACATAATAGAAATACCATATCCCAATAACTATCCAAGCACAGAACCACATAGAAGATGTCCAGACATATCTAAAGCTAAAAAAGAATTAGAATATATTCCAACGGTTGATCTAGAAACGGGAATCTATAAATTTTTTAATTGGGCAAAAGAAAATTATAAATCTTAAATTTGTAAGATATTATAAATAATAATAAAGATGCCATTTTAATAAAATTATGAATAATGTATCTATTATAGGAATTGGAAAATGGGGCAAGAATTATATTAAAAATTTAAAAGAATTTAAAAATATTAATATTAAATATTTAAGTTCGTTGAGTAGAGATACTTTTGATAATCTTGATGAGTCGCTTAGAATAGCAGAATGGACTGATAATTATAAAAATGCTATAACCGATCAAGTTGATACAGTAATTATAGCTACTCATCCAAAAGATCATTTTAATATATCTAAATATGCATTAGAAAAAGGTAAAAATGTTATATGCGAAAAACCATGCATGTTTAATAATAAAGAATATGAAGAAATTTACGAATTAATAGGTAAAAATAAAAATATTTTTTATACAAATTATATTAATTTATTTAATCCTACGCTAGATCAAGTTAAAAGTCATATAAATAATAATTTTAATCATTTTACAATTGTAAATGCTGGTCAAGGCCCATTTAGAAAAGATTATACAGCTTTATGGGACTATGGTTGTCATGTAATGTCGGTATTATTTTACATTTTTGATCCAGAGATTTTGAGTTTAAATGGTTTTCATTTAGACGATAATAAAAATTATTCAATGCAATTATCTTATAATAGTAATAGAATTTATGCAAATTTTGGAAATCAATACGAGAAAAGAATAAACAAATTTGAGTTTTTAAATAATGATATAAAAATTTATTGGGAAGATCAAAGAGATGGAAAATCGTTAAAAATAATGTTAGAAAAATATTTTGATAATCAATTAAAAACTAATTTAAATTTAAGTTTTAGAATAGGGATGATTTTAAGATCTTTAAAAGATGCAAATGAATAAATTAGATCAAAATCTAAATTTTTGTATTTTTACACCAGAAGATACTATAAAAAAAATTTTAGTTTATACAGCTTATGATGATAATCATCAATATATTGGAGATTTAACATTACAAAATAAATTAAGATATTGCAAAGAAAATAATTATGATTTTCTTTATAAGAGAAAAGGCTTTATTAACTTGCCAATTTCTTGGGACAAAATATATATAATATCTAGAATTTTACAAGATTATGATTATGAATATGTCTTATGGATGGATGCAGACGCTTTTATACACAATAAGAATATAAGAATTGAAAATATCTTATCTTTAGATAGTCTTGATGAATGCGTGTTGATTCATTCTAATGAAAATATAAATTGTTCTTCTATGCCAGCTCTAGAAAGAGCTAATAAAATATTAAAAGTAAAAAATGATCCATTTCTTTGGCTGTCAGTTTGTAATGTTAATGGTCCATGTCTTGGAACGTTTCTAATTAAAAAATGCAAAGATTCTGTATCATTTTTAGAATTTTTATTAGCTAAGAAAGATTTTCATTTTGATTGTTCTAATTGGTGGGATCAAAGAGCATTTCATCATTTTCTTTTAAATAATGAAATTGATTCTTCTAGAATTAATATTCTTCCGCATAATAAAATGAATGCATATTGGAATGATGTTAAATCAGAAGACTTTATTGTACATTTACCAGCTACAAGCAGAGAAGACAGAGTAAAATATTTTAATGATTTAAATCCATATAAATGAAAAAAATTCAAGTTTTAGGAGATCCAAATAATAGACCTTATAGAAGTAGTGATATTATTATCTCTAATTTAAATAAATCTGCAGAAAAACTAGGAATTTATTCTAAAGATGGTTATAAAATAGTTTATGATTGTATAGGCAATAAACATGGGCATAATCCAGATGCAATGATTATTGTTTATGAATTAATATTTCCACATTTTATATTTAATAATGTTCATCCAATACCAATATTTGGTGTGTCAAAAGATAATCTTAATTTTATATTAGAAGCAGGATATCCAAAAAATTTATGCGATTATTTTAATTTAGGGGTAGATTCAGATATTTGGAAATTCAAAGAAAAATATAAGAAAGATAAATTTACTATATTAGGGATTGGGGAATCCAATTCAAGAGGAGGACTAGAATTGATTGTGGAAAATTTTTGTGAAGAATTTAAAAATACAAAATCAGTAAAACTTTACATAAGAGATAGAGAATCAAGCTCAACTTTCAAGACATGGATTCAAGAAAAAGCAAGAGAATTTAATGTAGAGATTGTTCACGATGATAGACATCTTGAAAATTTTGAACAAGAAAAAGATATTTATTATGAAGCAGATATAGCAATCTGTTTAAATAAAACTAGCACATGGAATTTAAGGACTATTGAATGTATGAGTACTGGAACTCCTTTAATCGTTATTCCATATGCTGGACCTAGAGATTATACAACTCATGATTTTTCTGCTATACATGTTAAATTTAATCTAGAGCCATTTACAAACTTTGATATTAATTATTTAAATTCTATAGGATTAAGAAATCATTTATTTGATCCATCAATGCATCCAAAACAACCTTATTGGGCCATACCAGTAAAAGAAAGCGTTAGACATTCAATGAGACAGCTTTTAGATGACAATGATTTAAGAAATAAAATTAGTATTTATGGATCGATTTCGGCGCAAAAATTTACATGGGAAAAAAGTGCCATAAGCTTATATAATATTATTAATCAAATACTAAATTAAAAATATGATACATTTATTTGAAGAAGATCCAAGATTTTACTCAGACCCAACTTTTAAAGATAATCATGGATCATTCTCTGTAATTAATTATGGACTAAATCAAGGACTTAAAGAAATTGGATTTTATTCTGATCAAGATTCTGCAAAATATATAGGATTCCCATCTAGTTTAAATTTTCATCAACAATATAAAGATAAAAAATCATTCTATATAACTGTTTGGGAAACAATAAATAAAATTACAAATTTTCATATTCAAATGTTAAAAGATCAAAACAAAATTATTTTTGGAATGAGCAATCAGATTACTAATTTATATTTAAAAGAAGGAATAAACTGTCAAACATTACACTGCGGATGTGATACTGATTTTTGGCATCAGACTTTACCGAAAGATAATATATTTACATTTATACATGTAAATAGCAGTAACGTTAGATCTGGTCTAGACTTAACGCTTCAAGCATTTCATATAGCATTTCAAAACAATAAGAATGTTAGACTTATAATAAAAGATACAAATACTAATGTAGATACTCTAAAGACTAGAATACAAGAGCTTAAAAATAAAGGATCTAACATTGAATATATTACCAAAAGATTAACAAGGCAAGAAATAAGAGATATGTATTCTTCCTCTCATGTAGGATTAAACTTATTGAGAATGACTTCGTGGGGTTTTCCATTGCACGAAATGTCAGCCTGCAACTGTCTGTGTGTTACAGGAGATTTTGAACCGACTAATGTTTTAATTAATAGAGATTATGGAATTTTATTGAAACCGTCTAATGAAATAAATATTGGTGATAAATTAAATGAATTAGTTAATTATTGGGGACTTTTAAATTGTTATGGTTCATTTGGTTATTCAGAGGAACCTAGATTTTATGATTTTGATATTGAGAAATATGCTGATCTTTTAAAGAATATATATTCTAATTGGAATTTTTATGGAAAAATAGATACAAGAACTGCTATTATAGATAAATGGAAGTGGAAATATACCGCAGAAAACTTAGTTAAACATCTAAATCAACATGAATTGGCCACTTAATATTAATAATTTTACATTTTTAGATAGATTAAAAATATCTAGTTTTATCATTAATCCAAAAAATAGATGGACACAAGATATTCATGTAAAATCATTTGAAAAAAACATGGCAAATTTTATAGGCGTAAAATATGCCGTATTTGTTTCAAGCGGATCTACAGCTAATACTTTAATGTCAATGTATATCAAAGATAATATTTATACTAAAACAAAGAAAATTGTAATCTTTCCATCAACAACGTGGCAAACTTCTTGTTCTCCTTGGATTAGAGAAGGCATGACCCCAAAATTTATTGATATATCTTTAGATAATTTTTCTCTAGATAAAAAGAAGCTTTTAGATTTTGTCAAAAGCAATCATAAAAAAATCGCTTGCATATTTCCAACATCCTTAATAGGTTACTCAATTGATATTGATTTCTATAAAATGTTGCAGAAAAAATTTAATATTAACATCATGATGGATAATTGTGAAAATACGCTAGGTAGCTATAATAGTAAAAATATATCTAGTTACTTTACATCTTCTACATCAACTTATTTTGGTCATCAATTACAATCAATAGAAGGAGGATTTATCTTTACAAACTCTCAAAAAGAATATGAATACTTTTTAATGAATAGAAATCACGGAATGACAAGGAGTCTCTTAACATATGGCATTAATAATAAAGAATACATCAACCCCAAAGTAGACTCACTATTTGATTTCTATTCTCTAGGAAATAATTTTAGAAATACAGATCTAAATGCTTATATAGGCGAATTAGATTTTAAGAGAATTAAAAAATATACCTTTAGAAGAAAAGAACTATATGATATATATAAATCTAATTTAAATTTAAATAAATTTTTTCTTCCAGAGGAACGAGAGCTACAAGAAGACGTTCCATTTTGTTTACCAATTATAATTAAGAAGAATGATAAAGATTTATATTATAGAGCAATTGAATTCTGCAGAATTAATAAGATAGAGTATAGACCAATTATATCTGGGTATTTAGGATATCAAACTTGCTACAAAGATTTTTTCGATAAGACTAAGGACTATCCAAATTCAACATATATTCATAATTTTGGATTTTATGTAGGCTTATATTCAAATCTAAAAAAAGAACAGATTTTATTTTTAACAAAAGGACTTAATAAATTATGAAGAAAATTATTATAACAGGTGTTACAGGTCAAGATGGTTCATATATGGTAGACTATATGCTTAATAATACAGACTATATGGTTTATGGAGTTAGAAGAAGAAGTTCTAACCCAAATTTAGAAAATATTAAACATAATTTAAATAATTCCAGATTTAAAATGCTAATAGCTGATCTTTCTGATAGCAATTCTATAGATGAAATAGTTAAAGAAATAAAACCAGATTTTTTTGTAAATTTTGCAGCGCAATCTTTCGTTGGAAGTAGTTGGCAAATACCTTTACAAACTTTTGATGCAACCGCCGTAGGAGTTCTTAGATGTTTAGAGGCAATAAGAAAATACTCACCAGAATGTAGATTTTATTCTGCAGGATCTAGTGAAGAAATGGGTGATGTATTATATAGTCCACAAGATCTTAAACATCCAATTCGTCCTAGAAGCCCATATGGTGCAGCTAAAGCAGCGGCAAGGCATATTACCAAAGTCTATAGAGATTCTTACAATTTATATGCAATTCATTCTATTCTATACAATCATGAAAGTGAACGCAGAGGAGAAGAATTTGTTACAAGAAAAATTACTAAAGGTGTTGCAAAAATATATCATTCAATTAAAAATAATAAAGAATTTAGCCCTATTGAATTAGGAAATCTTGATGCAAAAAGAGACTGGAGTCATGCGGAGGATTTTATAGAAGGTATTTGGTTAATGTTAAATCAAGAAAAACCTAAAGAATATATTTTATCCTCCAATGAAACGCATAGCATTAGAGAATTCATTGAAAAAGCGTTTCGAACAATAAATATAGAAGGGCATTGGATTTATACTGGAGATGGAAGAGACGAAGATGAAGCTTTTTATCTTAAAAAAGAAGATGGAAATTTTATACCACTTGTGATCGTGAATCCTAAATTTTATAGACCTGCAGAAGTTAATTTACTTTTGGGAGATTCTTCGGAGGCGAGAAAAGAATTAAATTGGGCGCCAAAAATATCTTTTGACAATCTTGTAAAAAGAATGGTAGAATCAGATATAAAATCTAACGTGTAAATATTACGTGATAAATTTATTAGAACAAGTAAAAAAATATCATTTTTTTAAAAACAATAGAAATTCTGTTAAAATATATGATTGTTTTTTATTTTTTAATGAAAACGATCTTTTAGAAGTTAGACTAAATGAATTAAATTCTGTTGTTGATTTTTTTGTTATTGTTGAATCAAGTAGCACATTTACAAAAAATGGAAAAGGATTTATCTTAGACAAAGAAAAAATAAAAAAATTTAATCATAAAATAATATATATCCAGAACAATGATTTTATCAGATCTCCAAATCCATGGGAAACTGAAACATTTCAAAGAAATAAAATAATGGAAGGTCTTAATTTGCCATTTCTTCCAATAAATAGTTCAGAAAAAGATTTAATTATTTTAAGTGATTTAGATGAAATTCCTAGGAAAAGTAAGGTTATAGATGCTTTTTATGAAATATATAAAAATAATAGAAAGTATATACGTTTAAGTTTAGATAATTATTTCTATAAATTTGATAATAAAATGAATGGCACAAATAAATCAACTAGCCCAATTATTACTCAAAAAAATAATATATCAACTATGCAAAATCTTAGAACAAAAACTCCTAAAGATGAATGTTTTATACTAAACGATGCAGGATGGCATTATTCATATTTTTATAAAGATATTCAAGATATTTTATATAAAATATCCTCTTATTCTCATCAGGAAAATAATAAATGGCCAAATAATGATGCCATTTTAATAGAAGATAATATAAAAAATGGAAAGTCAAACGATTTAAATTCTGGAGAATCTTTTTCTAGAGTTTTATTGAATAGAAATAATTGTCCAAAATATGTATTGAAAAATCTTAAAAAGTATGATAAACTCTTATTTGACTATGAGAAACACCTTATCTGGACACAAATTGTGTTGTTTTATCGTGAAAAAATTCGTAAAATCAAAGAATATACCTTGGGGTTACGAAATAAGTCAAGCGAAAAAATTAATAAAATTCGAACCAAATTCCAGCTTCTGGTTCAAGGTAAAATCAAAAAACCTTAAATCTTTAGATTGGTTGCTTTCTTTTGATGGTAAAAAATACCTATTAAACCAAAAACAATCATTTATACTTGACAATGAATCAAAAAATACCTATAATTTAGAAGATAACAAAATAGGGAATGATAAAATTGTAGTAAAAAAAATAAAAACATTAAAGGAGTTTTTAAATGGCTAGAACAAAAACAGTAACAGAAGAAGTTAGTCAAGGGCCTATATCAAATGATAGGCTTAAAGCCTTTTTAAAGGATAACAAAGAAGATCATTATAACTTTGAGGAAGAGACTTATTATAAAGTTTCTTCTGGTAGTTTAAATCTTGATTTTGTAATGGGTGGCGGATTTTGTCCAGGATTACATAGATTTCTAGGAATGAATGAAGGAGGAAAAACCTCTGAAGCTTTAGAGGTTATGAAGAACTTTTTAAAAACAGTTCCAAATGCAAGAGGCATATTAATCAAAGCAGAAGGAAGATTATCTAAAGAGATTCAAGAGAGATCTGGTGTTGAATATGTTACAAATCCAGATCAATGGAAAGATGGCAATTGTTTTGTATTTGAATCTAATATATTTGAGACAGTATCTGAACTTATGCTAGATCTTGTCAAAAATAATCCAGAAAATAAAAGATATCTTTTTATTTTAGATTCTGTAGATGGACTCATGCCAAAGAATGATTCTGTTAAAACTTTATCAGATGCAACTAAAGTAGCAGGAGGAGCAGTAATATCTTCTGTCCTCATGAAAAAGATGTCAATCGCTCTAGCCAAAAGAGGTCATATGGCTATATTTATTAGTCAAGTAAGGTCAGATATTAAACTTGACCCATATGCTGCTAATAAAGATATTAGACAAACTACAGCTACAGGAGGAAATGCTTTATTGCATTTTGCAAATTGGATATTAGAATTTGAACCACGCTTTAATAAAGATCTTATTCTCGAAAAGCCAAACGAAAAGTATGACCCAGTCAAAAATAAAATCATTGGTCATACGGCAAAGTTAATCATTAAAAAGTCTACGAATGAAACTACAAATCATAAAGTAGAATATCCTATCAAATATGGACGTAAAAATGGAACATCTATTTGGAGAGAGTATGAGATTATTGATCAGCTAATTGCTTGGCAATTTGTTACAGCTAAAGGCGCATGGATTACAGTTGGAGATGATCTCATAAAAGAATTAAAAGATGCTGGATTAGAATTATCCAAACAGCATCAAGGAATGGATAACTTTAGAAAGTATCTGGAAGAGAATCCTAAAATTACAGATTATCTTTTTGATAAATATAAAAAACTTATTCCTTCATGAGGTTGTATAGCTTAAATGGCAAGCTTGTAAATAAAAATGTCTCAAAGTATTTAGTTAATTGGGATAAGCCTAGTCGTAGCAAAATACAATTTAATGTAAAAAAATTCTTTCAGCAGTATTGGAAAAATCATATTGTCTATGAAGAATTTCCAGTTTACGGATCTTTAATGAAAGTGGATTTATTAAATGCAACAAAACGAATCGCAGTAGAGATAAATGGCGAACAACACGAAAGCTTTAACGAATTTTTTCATGCAAATTCAAGAATGAATTATCTTCAAAGCATAAAAAGAGATTGTAAAAAAGCTCAATGGCTAGAAAAAAATAATTTTAAATTGATTGAAATATATGAAAAAGATTTAAAAAATCTATCACCCAATTTCTTTTCTCAAAATTTCGATATTAACATATTTTAGTGTAAATTTTTATGTGCAGAAAGATTTTCCCAAGTCGTTACTGGAAGCATTAAATGAGAATTCGTTTGGCGGATTTATTTTATTTAATTTTAATGGAGAAGGCGATCCTCAAGTAATGACAAAGTTCGATAATCAATTAAATGCTATGGCATTACAACAATATGTGAATTATTGGACAGAAGCTATAAATTCTTTAAATATTGAATGCACAATACAAAATATTGCTGATATTGGTAAAAAGAAACGCAAGAAAAAAGAATAGTTGACTAAAAGTCAAATATATACTAGAATTCTTGTATGCCCATATATTCAGTTCAAGTTGAACGTCATGTTCTTGGTGGATTAATTAGGAATCCAGAAGTATTTTTTGATGTATCAAGATTTATTTCTGAAAAAGACTTTTTTAATGATGTTCATAGCACTATTTTCTCTTGTATAAAAGACGAGCTTAATAAAAATAATAAAATAGATAAAGTTCTTTTAGCTCAAAAGATTAAAAATCTTGGCATATCTTTCAAAGATGAAATTGATATATTTTCTTATATTGACGCACTTGCATTAACTCAAATTAATCCTCAAGGAACTTTAAATGCATGCAAGGAATTAAGTAAGATAAAAGTAAGAAGAGAACTTTTTGAAACCGCAGAGAACGTAAAGAAATATGTTAAAGAAAATGCAGAAGATGGTATTGATGCAATAGTATCTAAAGTAGATGAGATTTATAATAATAAAGTCACTCAGTATTATCTAGAAGGAGAACCAGTTAATCTATTTGAAGAGATGGAGAATATTATCGAAGAAATAGGTAATAATCCAAGAGAAGAGACTGGCTTAAGAACTCCATATAACAATTTTAATAATCTATATGGAGGCTTAAAACAGGGGAATATTTATTCTATAGTAAGTAGACCTGGCCAAGGTAAGAGTACATGGTTAAATGATATATGCTATAAAACTGCTAATACTTGTAATAAAAATACAAAGGCTCTAATTCTTGATACAGAAATGAGTACTTTAGATACTCAAATGAGACTTGTAGCTAGTATATCTGGAGTTCCACTATGGTTTATCGAAACTGGAAATTGGAGAAAGAATCCAGAAATGATTCAAAAAGTGCGTGATGCATGGCCAAAAGTCAAAGGGATGACACATTATCATTATCATGTGGCAAATAAGAATGTTGATGAAGTAGCCTCTATTATTCGTAGATGGTATTATACTAAAGTTGGCAGAGGCAATCAGGCACTTATAGCTTATGATTATATTAAACTAACTGGTGAGAAGGTTAGCCAAAATTGGGCAGAACATCAAGCTATCGGAGAAAAGATTGATAAGCTAAAAAGAATCTCAGAAGAAATTAAATGTCCAGTTATAACCGCAATGCAATTAAATAGAACTGGAGAAAATTTTAATAGAAATGCAAGCCAAGTAACAGATGATAGTTCTGCGATATCTCTATCAGATCGTATGCAATGGTTTGCTTCTTTTGTAGGCATCTTTAGAAGAAAAACTCAAGACGAAATTCAAACAGATGGCGAACAATTTGGAACACATAAATTAATAGCAATTAAAACACGCTTCCAAGGAAGAGAAGGCACAGGACATCATGATCTAGTTCGTAGAAGAACTGGAGAGAATGAATTTAAATATTTTAATAACTATATTAATTTTGAAGTTGGTAATTTTAATGTAGAAGAAAGAGGAACTTTAAGAGAAATAGTTGATGCAGAAAACGAAAGATTAGAGTTTGATCAAGGAGGATCAAATGAAGATGGAGAATTATTATGAATGTTAAATTAATATCAATTACCCAACCATACATAGATGGAATAGATAACGCAGAAGATTTAGTCGCTTATTGTGCAAGAGTAAGTAATCCTTCTAATCAAATAAATACTGAAACTGCGCCTAAACTATTAGGATTTTTAATTAAACACAAGCATTGGTCTCCATTTGAGATGGTGGATATGACTGTTGAGATTAAAACTAGCAGAGCTATCGCCGCACAAATACTTAGACATCGCTCTTTTTCA